ATCGTGTACATCGATGCTCGGACATTCCAGGAGGTGAAGTTTCCGGCGAATGGAGTAAAGATCGATGCCTTCGATTATTCTAAGTAAGAACCCGTTTCGAGATGCAGAGCGATATATTCAATTAAAAAAGATTTGTGCACCCGAGTCTTGGGCTGACTCGATTAACCGTATGAATGACATGATTCTCATGCCGTTCATAGTTATTTTTTTGTACATCCTTCGGAAGGCTGACGTGTTTCTGATTGCGTCCACGATTGCACGGACCTATCAGGTCTGGACTGACTTCATCGAATACACGCACCTGCGCTTTGAGATTCAGAAGATGTTGATTCACACCAAGCTTGTTGGAGGTCCCTTTATTACGACCAATGACCCGAGATACTTGCCCTACGTCTTTGCTGACGCTGTGGCACGCACGACTTAGTACGCGCCATTCGACCCGCCGGGCACCAGACCCACCGGCGCATTCGAGTTGTACGGCACATAGGTCTGGATTCCACGCTGTCCATCGCCCTGGAACGAGGCACCCACGTTCGCGACCGAGCCACCGCCACGCATCGACCGACGCGTTCCGCGCCGACGACGAGACGCCTTGCCCTTGTGAGACTTACGACGACGGCCACCCAGCGTCGGGGGCATGTAAGGAGCACCACCCTCCACCGAGGTCATGTTAGGAGCCCACTCCGCCGCACCGACGGCGATCGGGTTGTTGCCCATGCCGTATCCATTGCCTCCGCGCATCTTACGAGAATGACGACGAGTCTTACGAGAGTGGCGACGACGTCCGCCCATTGCCGAGCAAGAGCTAGACATTTACTACTCCACGGGAATATTCTCCACGAACACACCTAGGGTTCCAGGAAAGGAATCGTACTGCTCATATCCACGGATATGGACTCCAACGGGAAGCTGAGTAGGGGGAATTAACGCACAAAAGTCCGGAAAATGAAACAGATCGAGGATCTCGAGAACCTTCTGCTGACGTGTCTCGAAGTTCAGCGTTTCAAACATCGGCTTGCCGTTCAGGACCAGGAGATCGTAGACCACAAAGATCTTGGGTGAGGTCCGAACCACACGGAAGATCGTATCGCAACAGACCCGTTCGTCCATCACAAGCTCAATCTCTTGCGTCTTATCTCCTCGCTGATCTGTGAAGAAGGCACGAGCCACACCCTCCGAGTCATGGGTCATCATAATCCATCCCGGAGCACCACTAACTTGCGGGACCTGTGAGTGCGCTGAGATCGGTTGCCCCTTCTTGACGAGGGGGATCAAGCGAAACATTCGCTTCATACGTTGGAATGACTGCATTCTGCTTCTCTGTATTCGGTGCTTCGGTGAAAACCGGCACTTCAGCGGGAGGAGCAGGTGCCTGGGGAGCCGGAGCCGGAGCAAAGGTCACCTTGCGAGTCGGAGGGTACATGGTCCGAATCACGTAGAAGACCGTAATATGAATGATGACGAGTAAGATGAGGGCTGACAGCGCCACAGACAGGATGTTCGAGAAGTCCATTTACATGTTCGCGACCTTTTCTGACTAAGAAACAAACCGCAATGTCTAGTTCTGAAATCGCCCTCGAGCCTATTGTCGAAACGACCGTCGAAACGACCGTCGAAACGACCGTTCCCACCGAGTCTGTGGTTGTTGACATCCCCGCAGTTGAGCCGGCTCTTGAGCCCACTCCTGCGCCGGTTCCCACACCTCTGGATCCTCGCGCCAAGGATCTGGCTGCCCCGATCATCTCCTCGATCAACTGGACTCAGCCTGCACCCCAGGTTCTCCGGGTTGCGTTCGAGATCGAGAAGATCAAGGACCTCACGCCCGGACAGAAGATCAAGCTCGCTCAGGATACGTTCACCTATGTGTCTCGCGAGACGGGTCTTACGCCCACGGAGAAGGAGACGACCGAGTTCTTCATTGAGCACGTTCTCCCCCACATCTACAGCGCTGTGCTGTACGTGGCGTCTAACCCGATCGTGGGCGCCGTTAAGATGTCGCGCTGCTGCTGAAAAAACACACCTTACCGTCGACATCCTCCGACCAAATCCGAGGCTCCTTTGAATACAGCGTCACCCGAGCGTGCTCTACATGGTAGACCCGAGACACCACACTCAAGACGTAAGGACGAGTAAAAAATGTTGTTCGACCGTCTTCCTCTCTCTGAAAGACCTCGAGCGTCTTCTCGTGTTCATTGAACCGACCAAACCCGGTATAAATGTATCGGGTTTCGTAGGCGGTTCCCTTCATCTTGGCGTACTTCGCAGGCACAGTCTCGCTCAGAGTGACCTCCATTGACTATCTTAGACGGTGTTCGCGAAAACCAGATCACGGAGCTGCTCAGGATCCGCAATCGTCTCGTGCATCGTCTTCACGGCAGACGCGATGCCACTCTGGAGAACCTGCCACTTCTCGGGATCGTTCTTGTAGTTCGTCTGGCGCCGCCGACCGTCGGGGAAGACCTCATTGAGATCAGAGTCCTGAGCGCCCGTGAGCTCCATGTAGACCCGAAGCTGAACCTCGTCGTAGATCGGAACCTTGGGCCACCACCGCGTCCGCTCCTTCGTGTCCACGATCCGATTCAGCGAGGCAACGTACCCGTCAGGACGACCATTCAGATCGAACCCGTCGTACGACTTCTTGAAGGTCTTGGTGTTACGGTCCTGGACCACGACCTCGTTGACGGCTGCGTAGGCATCCAGTCCGGCGTTCTCATTGTTGTTGCCCCGACGACGACCCACGGCACCACGGATCTCGTTGACCATGATCTCACGCACGGCAGGTGTCATGGACGGGTGACGAAGACCAAGGGCCATGCGGGCACTGGTCTCAGTGTCGTTGAGAACGGGCTTGATGTCGGTAAGACCCTCTGTCTGCCGAACGGCTGAACCGACGATGGCGGCAATATCCTGATCTTGCAGGATCTCTCGCTTCATCTTTGCAAGCGAGGTACGGTTGTTGGTCTTGATAATCTCGTCCAGCTTGACCTTGACTGAGGAGTCCTTCATCATCAGGTCAAACATGATTTCGCGAGCATTCTGGTACTGGTGGAGGCCGATGAGTCCGGCGACCTTCGAGGCGGGAATATTAGGAGTGAACATTCTGTCTGTGAGGTTGGTTATTTGAATGATTGTGGATCCATTTTGCCTAGTGCAGACAGCTGACCACCAGCGCAAACACCACCGTGTGGACTGTCAGACCCAGCGTAGTCGGGCATCCCGTACCGTACGCAAGAGGACCCACCACACCACCCAGGACCTTATCCGTCAGCTTGTAGGTCATGGGGTTCGAGACAATGAAGAACGCAAGCGAAAGCAGAAAAAGGTGGACAAAGGACTTGCTCATTTTTCTTTAAGGTGCGAAACTCTTTTGCATGCGCACGATCGCATCAATCCACCCTGGCATTCCTTGCAAGATATTCGAGACCGCCACCGTGCTTCCTGTCACGATGGTCGCATCGAAGGTCGTTCCTTCACAAACAATCACGATGGCGGCGATGAGGAGGTGTTGCTTTGTCTTGGCCTCCGTGGGTGCCCAACGCAGACAGTACATCTTGTAGAGAACATCAATCACCGCCCGGGCGTGAGGCTGTGTCTGCTTTCGAATCGCCTCCCAGAAGATCCACACGGGATGAGTTCCATGGGCCTCTGACACAAACTCATCCGACCGCGGAGCAAAGGCCAGGGCTGTCTTCGTCTGCTTCTTGTGTTCGCGGCAAAAGGCAAACACCCACGCCATCCAGTACAGAGCCCGCGTCACATCACGAACATCGGTACGGAGACAGTAGACGAACTCGTTGACAGGGACGGCAGCCATAAGCGGATCCGTCTTTCGCATGACCAGGCTTCCAAAGATACGAGAGGGAGCCTTCAGTGATTCCTGGATGGTCACAGGATCGAAGTCATGAGGAGGCTTGATCGTGGGAAGACTCGGAAGCTTGTTCTTGCGACACAGGGACAGCGTGGCAGCCACCTCGCAGATCAGTCGACGCACATCGGGGTTATTGCGAATACTGGTCATGTTCGACACCGAGAGAGTCGATTCGATGGGAGCGTAGCGTTCATAGGCATCGGCCAGATAGATGAAGACATTCGGATTCGCTCGATTGATATGGACAGCGGCCGCATCAAAGAAGGTGGCCCACAGGCTGTGAACCAATCCCGAGCAAAGTAACTCCAGAGCCCAATAACAGGCGTAATCTGCATGACCCAACTGCACGTTCTGAAGGAGAACCTTGGTAACGTGTGATCGTGGATGTCCACAGAAGGTTGATTTTTGAAAGTCAGCTACGGTACGAGGATCTGAGACCTCCATTATGTGGTGGCAGGGGTTATAGGAACAGAAGGAGTAACGCGTTTTGCGATTGCGCGTCCAACGAAGAAGATGGCCACACCGGTCACTGCAAGAATGAGAATATTCATAATAAAATCGAACCAGGACGTGACCACAGATGTCGTAACGGTCTTCTTCTTCTTATTGATCTCGATCTCATTCTTGATCTCTGAGACCTGCTTCTCGAACGCATTCACTGAGAACCGCATATCGTCTGTCACGCTGAGTAGATTGTTCTTGACGCCATTGACGGCATCGATGGTCTGCTGTTGATTGTCCGTGCGTTGAAGAAGGTCGTTGAATGAATTCAGGTACTTATCCACGATCGGCTGTGCTTCTGTGTTGGCTACGCGCTGTTTCTCATCGTTAATCCACGAGTCACCCTTGGTCAGAGTATAGTAAGCGATACGAGCTGTCTCATAGGCATCGGGAGACTGGTCACGAACGTTTTCGGCATCCTGAAGCTTCTGAAATGCCGTGGAAACCTGCTCTTCGCGATTAACCTTTCCTTCAGCTATATAGTAGTTCCTATTGAAATCATACAACGCTTGCAAATACACATCGTGGTTAGGAAGTGTATTCCATGGAGCCGGACCCTCCGTCGACTGATACCGAGGTGTTGTCTTCAACTTAAATGAAATCGAGGGATCTTTCGAATACGTACACGAATATCCAGACGACCCCGAAGATATGGTCATGGCAAATCCTCGGTATTCCGGACACGGAATAATACAGTCCGTTCCATTCGGCGCAAAGTCAAAGCCGATAGGGCAGTTTTGGACGGTTGGTGGTGGTGGTGCAACCGTCGTCGTCGACGTCGATGTCGACGTATCCATTATGTATTGGACAGATAGATTCCTGCTGCAGCACCCACACACAGAGTCAGGAAAAGAACGCCTTGTACATAGGCAGCCGGAATCACGAGCAGCTCGACCATACCCAGAAGAATCGTGAACAGAGCGGTTTGAATGACCAACATCTTCGGCGGATTGATAATGCTGGAGGTGTCTGAACGAATCTCGTTAGGCTGAACAGGGGGACGAGGTTCACGAATGTTCTTTGTTGTTGCCCGAATCTGCCTACCTGCGTCAGATATAGCCTGAAATCCGGCATATTGAGAGGTGATCTTATCAGACGCGCGTTCAAAGTGCTTCATGTCATCCTCATAGGGATCCATACTTGTGAACTTGGCAGCCTCCGAAGCAATGCGCTTCCTCTCTGCCTCATACACGGCAGGATCCTGAGGTGCCCCACCAAATCCAGCCCACAAACTAATATTCTCAAGCTGGATTGTCTTGGAATTGTCATTAAAGAGAACACACTGCTGGACGACCCAACCCTTGTTGTTTGTTGTCTGGTTAAATTTGAAACCAGGTGGGCACTTCGCATGACAGGCCTGATAATACCTGTCAAAGTCGGGAGGACACTGATATGTCATTGTTTACCGGTTAGGAATAAAAGACTTGAAGGCTAAATACATCGGACCAATCACACGGGCATCGCGGTTCGCCGCCTGGCTCCTCCATCCCAGAGCATTGGGTATCGGAGACCCACCCTGGTTGACGTAGGGAGCCAGAGTGGCGGACATACGCAGAAACCGAGTGTAGTCCGAGGTATCCGCCACCATGTTACGACGATTGGGAGGGTTGATCTGCATGAAGGGTGTTGTGGGCATTTTGTTTATCTAAAGAGAAGATAATGGATGATCTCTCTAAGCAACTAGAGATTTATAAGGAAAACTACGCAAGGTACAGGGTTTCCGGTGACCAAAACGCAAAGGCAGTGGCAGATTCGGCTCTAGCTGCAGCAGATGATATCATCAGGCATCAGCAATCCGTATATGGCCAGGGAACGGAATATATTCGGAATTTTGTTCAGAGTTTTAGGCAGACAAATCCCGACCTGATAAATTTGCATGAGAGGGCGGTGGTCTTAGAGAAGACTGTTCCAGAGGTGCAGACTGAGTTCGTTCAGACACAGAAGATGAACGATTCGGCGGTCTCGATTTTGACTACGATTGACTACACGCCTTATCTTATAAAGGCCGGGGTTGTGCTCGGACTGGTGGCCGTTACTGCACTGGCAGCCACCTTCTGAGATCCCTTGTAAACGAGAAGAACAACAAAAAGACAGATGGCAATAAAGAGTCCAATCGAATACCAAAAGAAGGCACCGCTGAACGAGGCGGCTTGGTTTTCGTGGACTCCTTTCAGCGTGTGTAAGGTGTCCTTCTTGATGGCAATCGTATTGTAGTCGTTCTGGATTTTCACCAGTTTATCGTTAAGATCCCTGCGGTACTGCTCGATATGTCCAGCGTCAGTTTTTACATTGGCAAGCTGTGTCAGCATCTTCGACAAGATGTCCGAGAGCTCAAGATTGAGTTTCTGGATCTTGGGAACACTCTCGGGATCTCCAGATTGGATGATTTGTTCGTATTCGTGATACTTGGCTGCATAGGCCTGCTCTAGGTCGTCCATTATTCTACAACTTGCGAAGAGTTCTCCGGCGAGAGCGGCGTACGCGGCGGGTACGACGACCAGCCTTCTTTCCTAACATGTGAGCAACCCGAGTGGCGCGGTCACGAAGGCGTTCGCGTTCCTTACGAATCGCGTTCTGTTGCTTTGCATATTTGAGGATGTCATAATGGGGATTGACGATGAGTTTAGGAGCCGGTGCTGACATCTTACTACTGGGCAACATTTACGTCCTCCACGCAGTATCGGTAATACAGACTACGACCTGCCGTGTCCGAGTGGCGCGTGACCTCGATCACATCACCGGGAATCGCACCGATCCACTTAATCATCGCATCCTGCGAATCCAGCCACGGCAGCTGGTTCTCCGGATTCGAGATCTTGTACTGATTGAAGATCTTCGTCTTCTCGTCCTCATTCAGAATACGATGGGGCATGGCCATCCGATGCGTCGTGATGTCGAACTGGAGCTGCCAGATGTGGAAGAACAGGACGCGCTCCTTGGCATATGACTTGACCACACGCAGAACGTTCTCGGACGGAGGAGACATGGCCACGATGACCACACCCGTCGTGTGATTGTTATTCTTGGCAAAGTCGACGATGTTATTGATGTCGCCGGCAAGAACCTTATCCTTCTGGCTGAAGCAGACCAGGACAGTGCCGATCGTGTAGGTCGTGACACGCTCCATCTTCTTGTCACCCTCAATGACCAGGCGCTCTGTTGCCGTATCCAGCTTACGGCGAGCGAACATCGTGCGAAGCGTATTTAGTGCTGTATCCTCCATTGTGCCTGTCGTTCTCTTACAGATAAGAGCATTCGTTTTTTTCGGCTCCTTGAACAATGAAGACTGCGACCGCCCTTCTCTTTTTCGTAGCCGCCCTTGCAGCCGTCTACTTCGTCGTCAAGACATTTGGAATGGAGAAGTTCCAGCCCGAATTTCTTGATAAGCGTAACGTGGATGCCACCGTGGCCAATGAGAACTCGTCCTATCGCCAGATGACGAACCACGTCGAGCCTGCCCCCTATGAGACGGATCCCATCCCTGGTAAGGAGACCATCTTCCAGGTCAACCAGTTTAAGAGCTATATGACTTAAAACTCAATGTCCTATGTAAAAAGCAAGATACCTAAGGCCCTTCGTGAACAAGTATGGTTGTTCCACGCCGGTCGGGTGTTCGAGGTCAAGTGTAAGGTCACCTGGTGTTCAAACAAGATTAATGTATTCGATTATCAGTGTGGCCACAACATCCCTGAGAGTCGGGGTGGTGGAACTCATGTTGATAATCTAATTCCGATCTGTGGTCGTTGTAATATCAGCATGGGGAACATGTTCTCGATTGACGAGTGGAATCGGAAGTTTACTCCACCTCGCAAGAAGTTTAAGTTGATATGTCCGTGGCTGTGGAAGTCATGGTAAGCGTTGACCAAAAAAAGACTCAAGTTCTTGTATCTTTGTATCTCGATTGTTGAGTGATGAAAGAGAGTATGATCCAAGCTTCTCGTGGTTGTTGTGCAAGACCTTGAATATCTCATCGTATGTCTCAACAGAGGTAGGGAGAACAGGGATGCGGTGTATCTGACAAAACATCGACATCCATTGATCATCTACAAAACGAGCACACTCTGGGAGAGGGAACTGTTGAAGCTTCGTCAGTATAGACGAATGCACGAGATTTCCAACATAACCATGAACCATTCCCCCTGAAGTCTTTGTCTTGATTGATTCATAGTGGTTCTGGTAGACAGCTATTTCCTTAACACATTCAAGCATAGAGGGCACAATTGCCTTGTATTCTTGATCGTCATCGCAGACAAAGACCCAGGTATTTGTGGGCACAGAGGTTCCGATATACTTGCTTGCTGGTCCATGATCAGGTCCTACACAGATCTTGACCTTTGATAGATATGGCTCCTCCTGTAAGTATGCTGGAATAACACAGTGTCCGAATCTATGATAGTGCTCGGATACAGACAGGTACACCTCATCGACTTGGTCCAAGAGAGAATCTATGGCTAAACGACACTCTGATTCGATACGGGGTGGAATGGTTGTAAGACTTGCAACGACCTTGAAGTATCTCTTTGGAGGAACAATCATCGAGTCGTTGTGGTCGGCCTTGTACCAGATCGGGTTCCATCCATTGGCTTCGTAGGCAGCCCACATGTTCACTTCCCAGGTTAAGACACCCACTGATTCTAAGAGTACAGGAAACAGTCGCTGATGGTAAGAATCAAACTCTAAGAGTGACAGACGATCACCAATAAAGAAACCACCACAGAACCTCCAGCACACCCAAGAAAAGGAGGGAAACCCTGCATCCCAGTATCCTGGGACATATACTCCGGGCTTCAGTAAAGTTGATCCTAGCATGGTCAGAAACGCCTTTGATTGATCGACCTCGCGAAGGACGTGAAAGATGCCAAAATCAATCCAGGCATATTGTTCACTACCGAATGGGTTCAGTTCAATTGAACGTCGAATAAACTCGGTCTTTGAGTTCATAAGACCTAGGAATCGTTCCGTGTCGTGATATACTGTCCTCTCATCGGGTAAGCGCTGCTTTGAACCAGGAGCAAAACGATACATATTCAGATCGTCATATTCGATGACAGTAATACGAAGCCTTGGGTACTCAAGGAAGTAAGGTGTGTAGATCTTACTCACAAAAAGATGAATTTGAATTCCACAACTCATAAGAAGATCAAAATATTTAAGATACGTTTCAACCGACTTATCCTTCGAACGATCCTCGTGCAGATCAAGGAAGGCCGTAACAAAGGTCGTCATGATCTATGGATGACACGATTCGTTAAAACGTTTAGTAGACAACCGCCACACAACTATAAATGCACGCCTTTTACATCAATCTGGATCGCCGAACAGATCGTCGCACTGAGATAGAAAAGGAACTTTCTGATAAGGGCATCGATTTTGAGCGATTTCCGGCGATCGAGTTTCCGTATCAGGGTCATATCGGTTGCTCCTTGTCTCATCTGACTGTACTTAAGATCGCTCGTGAGCGGAAGTATGAATCTGTCATGGTTTTTGAGGACGACTTTGAGTTCTTGGTCTCGAAGGAGGAATGGGATCAGTTGATCGCACGCCTCCCCAAGTCTTATGATGTTGTTATGCTCGGATATAATGTCATGGAATCATCCTCGCATGACGAGACCTTTGATCATGCCGTGAGTGTTCAAACCACTAGCGGGTTTATTGTTCATTCCAAGTTTTACGAGACCCTGATCAATCGTTGGCAGGAGGGCATAAATGGGTTTATCACACATCCATGGGAAGAGTGGACTTACTGCTGTGATCAGTATTGGAAGGCTCTTCAGCCTATGTCCGAGTGGTATCTGTACAAGACTCGAATTGGACGTCAACGGGCTGGATTTAGTGATCTAGCACAAAATGTGGTTGATTACGGTGTCTGATCAGATGTCCATAACAACTCCTTTCGAAGGGAGAGGTTCGGGCTTGGTTCCTGCTGTCCGATGACGAAGTACATCGTTCCAGAATCCCTGCAGATCCGCGATATGACTGGACAGCCAATTGGGATCCTTGGGAACAAAGTCTTTCTTGATCCCCGACAGAACCCAGAAGATGATCTGATCTGTCTCCATCAATGTGTTACGCCAATCATCTACAGTCTGGTCATCCGGCTTGTAGTTGACCTTGCCCTCTTCCGACACAGCAAAGCACCCCTTCCGCAGAGTTGAGGGTTCCCACTCAGCAAAGAAGACCTGCTTGAATCGGAACTCGACGTACTCGCACTCGTCGATGCCCGTACATTCCATCTGCATCTGCATCTGGTTCATGTAGCCCTCGGGGATCTCTGCCTTCTCAACCCGAGAGATCGGACACTTGAACTCGACCAGACGACCATACCGCATAGGATCTTGGTTTCCCCGTGGAACAATCAGCCCATCCGGAGAGGCACCCAGAAAGTCGTAGATCGGATGCGTACAGCATCCCACATCAATGACCTCACATTCTGTCGTCTCCTCGAAGATCTTCTTAGCCACCGGCTCGAACCGAGTTCCCCAGATCAGAGGACCCACCGCATTGGCTCCCGAGACACGCATGGGTGGCTCGAGCTTCTTCTCAAGCAACTCCAGACGACTCGCTGGGGACTGCCAGACCTTCGTGACCTCCGAGGCCGTGATCATCGTACCTCGCTTATTGTGCCAGGCATCCGTCCGCTGATCCTGGTTGCCGTAGAGACGAATCGTCCGCTCAAAGTATCGATCGCGCAACCAGGTACGACCGAAGGGGCCCTTCATCAGATGCTCAATCGTTCGCATCGCCTCAGTCTTCAAGCATTGGTACGACAGCGTGCTCGACTGTCTGCACAGACACAGAAACTGTCGGATCCGGGTGTTCAGATGAGTGTACGGTCGATTCTCCAGTAACCATCTCGTCAGGGGCTCCGCCAGAGGATATTCCTGCCGGGGCTCCTCCACCTCCATTACCATCTTCAGCCTTGCTTTGCGAAAGTTCATTTTGAAGTCTCGCATGAGCAATCAGTGCCTCTTCTAGCTCCTTCTCAGTTGCCGGACGAAGAGCAATACCAAAGAGGTCCTCGCAGATCTTGGAGAGAACCTCACGATGCTCCTCAATCTTGATCAGCTCAGCGGGAACAGTGGAATACGGGGTCTCCAGAGCCTGAACCTCACAGACCTCATTGGCAAACGAGGACTTTGCCAGCTCCTCAGCAAAGAGCTTCTTGGATGCCTCGGACAGCTTGAAGGCATCCTTGTCGAGGGCCTCAATGGACTGGAGGATAGTCACAACGTCCATTTATAGTTATGGCATAAACTAGCTTTAAGCAAGAATACCTGCGTAATACAAATGGCCGACACCATTACCGCAATCCAAAATCGTGATCACTGGGTCCTTCACCGTCTCGGTGCCTTTTACAACGACAACTCCAA